GGAACAATTTTATTTTTTACAACTGGTGCTTCTTTCTGTTTATCTGCTAGTTGTTTCTGTCTTTCAAGTTTTTTCTTATCGGAATATTTCATTCCCTCATGTTCTTGTTGTTCTGGTATATCCTTAAGATCGCTACCTGCAGTAGATCCTTCGTAGTTAGGTTTCTTTGCTTTTTTTGTTTTTATCTTTTTTGCCTTTTCTGGTTTAAGACCTTTGGGAAGTCCAGTATTAGGATCTCTATCCTTCCCACTATAAAATTTGTCCTCACTTACGGACTCATAAGCCTCTTGCAAGGACTTCATGATGTTTCTATCATACTTCATGGTATCTCCTACTTATTTTTAGCATTGGAGTGATGACTCTCATCACCAAAAGCAGGATTGTTTTTATATGCCTGTGGTTGTGCATCATACTTTGCTTTCTTCTTCTTTGCAATATCTTTCAATTTATCTCCAGTAGATTTTTCCTCATACACTTTTAGGTATGCGTCTGTTAAAGACTCATTTTTCATATGGTCTGCTGCCTTATACATTGGTTTACCAGTGACCTTACTCTTCATACCTTTCTTAAAGTTTTGATATGCAGGTGTGTTACCTTTCTTATCAGCGTTAGTTACTGTATATGCCTCAAGAAGTTGCATTTGCTCTGCATGAACCTCTTCAATCAAGGCACTATCCAAAGTAGTCATAACTCTTTGTGCATGATCAAAGTCTCTTGCAAGACCTTCATCTATTAAGTATGCTGTTACAGTATCGAACATATCAAGTTCTCTACCCTCTGCTTTGACCTTATCTGCAATTTTATATAAAACACCAGCAGTCGCATCTCTTCCCTTATTAACAAGTCCCCCAATGCCTTTTTTGATACTTCCACCTACTTTTTTCATATCACTCTTAACACTTCCACCCGCTTTTCTTATGCCTTCACTTGCTTTTCTAGGAGCATCTATAACTGCCTTTGTTTTTTTCTTTACATTTTTTCCTACTCTATCCTTGACATCTTTGAATACAGCAGAGCGAAGTTTACTTCTTGTATCTTTTGCACCACCACCCATCATGGAAACTTTTATGTTACCAGACGATTGTTTTTTAGATTTTACTTTATCATACTTTGCTTTATCTATTTTATACTGTGCCTTATCTGCTTCTTTTCTTGCTTCACCACCAACAGTTTTATACTTTTTAGATTTTCCAGATGGTCTTGTTGGTTTCTTTGCTGCTTCAGCAGATTTGGTTGGTAACAATCCTCTCTTACCTGCATAATCAGCAATTTTACCATGTGCTTTTGCTTTTAATCCTCGAATTGTTTTAGTAACAGACTTCTTAATGTTTTCAGTTCTCTCTTGATTTTTCTTTTGCTTCTCTGCTCTTCTTCTCTTGACTTCAGCAGTCATGTCTTTTTCTGGTTCACCACCTGGTCTAACATCAGTTGGTCTATTATCACCAGAAGTAATCTTTACTGCTTCCTCTAAGTATTCTGTAAATGCACCTTCAATAGAATCAAGTTCAATACCTTCATCAAGAAGATCATATACAACTTCTTCAACAAGAGTGTCTAGTTCTTCCTCTGAAAGTTCATCTACGAATGATAGATCAACACCTTCTTCGATCTCGTCTTCATGAGGAATAGTATTACCATCTTCATCTTTTTTATGATGTTCATACATTGAATGGTATGCAGACATCAAGTCTAAACTTTCTTTCTTATCACTCTTTTTACCTTTCTTTGCTATTGCTTTTTGCAATTGTGGTGGTAACTTTTTCTGACCTTTACTTAAACCTTTTGAGTCTCCATTGTCATCATCATCTTTGTCATCATCTTTGTCATCGCCATCCTTACCCATTGCTTTACTAATGGCAGCACGACGTTTCTTTAGATATTCATCAGATGAATCGGAATCTCCGTCGTTATCGACATCATCATCCTCTTTGCCTACTGGGTCAAGTTTTTTCTTTTCGTATACTAACTGGTAAGCTTCTGCAATTTCTTTGAGATCCATTGAACTTATAAGACTCTTTCATTATATTTATAAAAGTATTATAAGTCACCCTCTTCTCTGTTCTCTGAATAGTAAACATCGAACTGTCCGCCAGGATATCTCTTCTCTAGTTTCTGTACATTTCTTGCCACTACATCTTCAAAAGATATACCAAGTGCCATACATGCATTCGCTGCATACCAGATGATATCACCCAATTCAATAATTAAATGTTGACGATTATCTTCACTCCAAGGTTTACCTTGAAATATCATCTTCTTTACAATTTCTAAGAATTCACCTGCTTCTGCGTTTAGTCCAACACCTGCAGTCAAAAGTCTTTCGATGTTTGCACCTTTCTCATCTAACTGAACTAAACGATCAGATAAGGAAAGAAAGTCTTTTGATTCGTCAGATGTAACTGCATCTACAAATTTTGAATACTTGTCAAAGTCAACTTGTTTATCCATTAGAATTTTAATCCTGCAAATTTTGATACTAATTTATCTTTCTCATTATACTCCTCTTCTTGCCCACTGTCAAGTATATCATCTTGAGCAGACTGTTCACAATCATATAGTTTCATCTTACCACGATCAATACCAACAACAAATCTTTTGTTAATGGTAGGATCATGATATCTATTCTTCAACTGCTTGACCATTATTTGACTTAAGTTCTCCAGTTCTTCAGTAGAGATAAGAGCGAACATAAGATCAGCAGTTGCAGGAAGACCAAATGATTCAGAGGTATCGGTAAGGTCAACATCAGAATTACCATAACCACTACGAGTAGTCTGAGTTGCACTAACAATCGGGAGGTTCGCTTCGACTGCGAGACCACGAAGTTCCTCCGCAATCGCTTTGATGTACGAGTAAGAATTGACATTACCATTTGCTTTGTATCTGGATGATGCACATATATTTAAATAATCTACGAATATGATGTCTGGTTTAAATGATTTCTTAAGTGCCAACTCACTTAATAATGCTTTGAAGTGTCCTGAGTGTGCAGATGCAGTTGGATATTCTTTGATGATTAAAGATCCTTGAGTTCTCTTTGCAAGACCCATGACTTTGCCTTCAAAAATTTGTTGTGGTAAATTTACAATGTCCTGTATGGGAACATTGAGTAAATTAGCATCAATTCTTTCTGCAATCTTTTCCTCCGCCATCTCAAGAGTAATGTATAATACATTTTTACCTTGTAGAAGAGTAGAAGCGGCCAGATGGCACATGAATAAAGACTTACCAACACCAGTGCCAGCAAGAGCGACATTAAGAGTTTTATTAGGTAGACCACCCTTTGTAATTTTATTGAAGTAATCAAGGTCAAAGGGAATCTTGTCTTCTTCTCGATGATAGGATTCATAGCGTTCCTCATAGTCTTCAAGATAATCATGTCCTACCTGATTGTCAAAACTGACAGCAAGAGCATCAGATAATATACTTGGTATTGCGTCTTGATTTTTCTTATCGTTATTTCCATCAGCGATAGAAATTGATTCTACTAATGCCAGATAAATTGCACGATCTTTGCACCATTTTTCTGTAGTATCCAGTAACCATTGAAAATCATTTGGAGTGTCATCTAACAATTCAACACAATCACATACTTTAGCATATACATCTTCTGTGATATCTGTTCTTTTCTCAGACTCAATTTTTAAAACCTCTTTTGTGGGTAGTGAATTGTATTTTACAATAAACTTACATACCTCTTCAAAGATAATTTTTTCATGAAACTCTTCAAAATAATCCTTATTGATAAAAGGCACTACCTTTCGAGAGTATTCATCATTATGTATTAAGTTTTTGAGAACTGTAATCTCAATACTGTCCATCAATTTCCATAACTAAAGTGTTTTCTAGCAATCTCATCTAATGCTTGCATGATTTCTTGCGTAAAGTATTCTTCTGGTTTAGCAAGAATTTGTTTAGCAAAAACCTTTTTTCCGTTAATTTCATAACGACCTGCTTTGTTTGCCCATAATCCACCTATCTCGCCAAGTTCAAGAAGACCATAATATTTGTCCAGACCTCTATCATCATAATAGAGTCTGATTTCAACTTCTTTATTTTCTTTACTCAATCTCGATTTAACCGTCTTAGCTTTGATAATGTTTCCAACAACCTCTTTCTCACTCTTTTCCTTTTTTTTGCTGAGATAAATGATTGTAGAGGCCGCATATTTGAGACCAGAGCCGCCTCCCATTTCTTTAGTAGGGACATAAGATCCGATGACATCATAAGTATGGTTTGTAACTATAAGTGGTATATTTGCTTGACCAAGTTTTAAGGTTAACATACGAAATGCACCCTTGACAAGTTGAGATTTGGTCATGTCTCTCACTTGTTTATCATCAAGAGCATCTCGTATCTCTTTCTCCGTGGAAAGCATACCTAAAGAATCCAACACAAACATACATGGTTTACGTTTATCTTCATCTGTTTTAAGATAGATATCAACTGCCTTAAGTGCTTTACCCCGAAACTCTTCAATGGTAACAACATTTACAACAACCAACCGTGTCGTATCAATTCCACGAGACTCCAGTAATCCTTTATTGACTGCTGCTTCAGTATCAAAATAGAGGCAGTACCCATCAGGATGAGTGTCCAAAAAG